GGTATGAACTGAACTTAAAAGGAGCCTACAAATGGCAACTCTTGCAACTGGCCAACTCACGTTGGTTGACTGGGCTAAACGCCTGGACCCGAACGGAAACGTTCCCGCCGTCGCTGAACTGCTCACGCAGACCAACGACATTCTGGAAGACGCCGTGTTCGTCGAAGGCAATCTGCCTACCGGCCACCGCGTTGTCATCCGCACCGGTCTGCCGACCGTCTACTGGCGCCTGCTGAATGCCGGTGTGCCTACTTCTAAATCCACGACCGCGCAGGTCGATGAGTCCGTGGGTTTGATGGAAGCACGCAGCCACATCGACGTCAAGCTGGCCAACCTGAACGGCAACAAGGCCTCCTTCCGCTTGTCGGAAGACAGCGCGTTCATCGAAGCGATGAACCAGCTGCAGTCCTTGACGATGTTCTACGGCAACCCTGGCGTGGACCCCAAGACCTTCCTGGGATTGGCTACCCGCTACGGCGCCATCTCTGGTGCAGGCAACGCCCAGAATATCATGGACGCTGGCGGTACCGGTACCGACAACACCTCGGTGTGGTTGGTGGTGTGGGGCGAGCAGACAGTGTTCTGCACATTCCCCAAGGGCTCACAAGCTGGCCTGCAGCACAAAGACCTGGGCGAAGAGTCCGTGTCTGACGGCAACGGCGGCTGGTACCAAGCCCTGCGTACGCTGTACACCTGGGAAAACGGGCTGGTCGTGAAAGACTGGCGCTATGTGGTGCGCATCTGCAACATCGACGTCAGTGACTTGGTCGGCCTCACCGGCACCCAGGCCAACACCGCTTCGACGGACCTGATCAAGATGATGTCTCGCGCCATCGACCGTATCCCTAACCTGAACATGGGCCGTGCTGCGTTCTACGCAAACCGCACCATCAGCTCTCACCTGCGCATCAAAGCGTTGGAAAAGAGTTCTTCCGCATTGGGCATTGCCGACGCCTTGAATCAGTTCGGTCAACCTGGCAAGCAACTGTCGTTCTTGGGCATCCCGGTGCGCACGTCCGATCAGCTGTTGAACGCAGAGGCCCGCGTGGTCTAAACAAGGAGCATCACCATGTATCTCGATAAACTCACGATGCTGTCGGAAGCCCAGGCCGTTACGGCCACGGCTTTCTCGACAAACACCATTGACCTGGGTACCGCACGCGACATCGGGGCTGGCACTGAACTGTGCCTGTCCATGACTGTTGACGAGGCATTCACGGCCGCTGGTGCTGCCACGCTGGAAGCCCAAGTTGTTTGCTCTGCAAACGCCAACTTGAGTTCCCCTACCGTGCTGGGCTCAACAGGCCCTATCGCCAAGACCGAACTGACCTTGGGCCGCAAGCCCATTGAGATCAAGGTACCGCGCTCGATCCTGCTGGCCCAGCCGGTTGGTCAACGCTACTTTGGCGTGCAGTTCGTCGTGGCAACCGGCCCGATGACGGCCGGTAAAGTGACCGTGGGTAACTACGCTGACACCTTCCAGGATGTCAACAAGAACTACCCTGTCGGCTACGGCATCGTCTAACCAGGAACCATCATGGCTTTTTTCAAAGTTCTCGAGCGCACGTTCATCGGCACCGCCCTCCAGGAGGAAGGTTCCATTGTTGAGATCAAGAACACTGATCCCAGCAAAGGTGGCATGCGCCCCGGTAAGACCCTGGCTGAGTGCAGCGAAGACGGCACACTGAAGGCAAGCAAGCCCGCAAAGCAAGCCCCTCAAAAACCGGACGCCAACGACTTAGGGTAACCTAAGCCAGCACGTCGAGCCGCAAAGGGCGAGGTTAACCCCTCGCCCTTTTTCACATGAGGAGTAGCACATGAGTTCAGTTCAAAATATCTGCAACCTGGCGTTGGCCCATATCGGCAACCCCCGCCGCGTGGTAGCCATTGACCCACCTGACGGCACAGTAGAGGCGGACCTGTGCTCAACCTTCTACCCACAGGCTGTGACGGAAACGCTGGAGATGGCTGACTGGGCATTCGCCCGCAAGCGCGTAGCGCTGAGCCTGCTGACCAACGTCAGCGAGATATGGACCTACACCTACGCCCGCCCATCGGATTGCCTGGTACCGCAACGGATACCGACTGGCGACAGCACCATGGCTGGTCAGGACACTGAGCCCTACGACGTTGAGGGTGACACCATCTTCACCAATAAGGCCAACGCGGTGCTGCTGTACACGTGGCCGATGGAAGACTCGACCAAATTCTCTGGCACATTCACCATCGCCCTGAGCTATCTGCTGGCCAGCCACTTGGCGGGGCCCATCATCAAAGGCGACGAGGGCGCCAAGGCCGCTGCGAATTACCGCAAGGCAGCCATGGACCTTGCCCGCGCAGCCATCACTTTGGACGCCAACCAGACGCAGGCTATCCCGCAGCACGTGCCCGGGGCACTGGCTGCCCGCGGCGATGGTGGCGTGATCGGCGCAGGCAGCTCTGACGCTGACCGCTACGGGAGTGGCTATGGCATCTACTAAACTTCTGACCCGGTCCTTTGCCGGGGGTGAGATCACGCCGGAGATGTATGGTCGGCTGGACAATGTAAAGTTCCAGACGGGCGTGGCCAAAGGCGAGAACGTCATTGCCCTGCCCCACGGACCGCTGACCAAGCGCTCCGGCAGCCGGTTCGTTAACTACGCTGGCGACCCTGCGCAGAAGCCACGCATCATCCCGTTCGCGTTCAGCTCCACCCAGACGATGATCATCGAGCTGGGCAACCTGTATATACGTTTCCACACCAACGGCGGCACGTTGCTAGAAGCGAACAAGAGCGTCACCGCGATGACCACCGCCAACCCGGCCGTGTTCACCAGCGCCGCGCACGCGTACGTCAACGGTGACGTGGTGTTTCTTGACACCACGATCACGTCACTGCGCAACCGCTACTACAAGATCGCCAATGCCACGGCCAACACCTTCACACTGCAGCACCCACTGACCGGCGTTGACGCCAGCTCAGTCGGCATCGGGTACGTGGCGGGCATGCAGATTGCGCGTGTATATACAATCGCTTCACCCTACGCAGCGGCGGACTTGTTCGACATCACCTACACGCAGTCCGCTGACGTGCTGACGCTGTCCCACATCGGCTACCAAACCCGCGAGCTGCGCCGCCTGGGCGCCGCCAGCTGGACCCTGACAGCGCCCGCGCTTGGCGCCGCACCGAACGGCCCCACCTCCCCCACGGCCACCACAACCGGCAGCGGCGGCACCCCGAAGGACAACTACTACAAGGTCACGTCGGTAACCCGGGACGGTATCGAGGAGTCAGTGGCCGTTGGCCCCACTGCGGTGGCTTCGCTTGACTTGTCAGTGGCGGGCAACAAGATCACCGTGGCATGGACCGCAGCCGCTGGCTTGACCACCCCCAGCTATCGGGTCTACAAGACCGTGGGTGGCGTGGGCCGCCTGTACGGCTTCATCGGGGAAACGACTGACGTCAACTTCATTGACGACAACATCACCCCAGACTACTCGCACAACCCACCATCCACTGTGCTTCACCTCGACACCGCTGGCAACTACCCAGCGGCAGTGGGGTACCACGAGCAACGCAAAGCGTTTGGTGGCACTGCCAACAACCCGCAGGCCATCTTCATGACCCGCGTCGGTACCGAGAACAACCTGACCGTGTCGGTACCCAGCAACGACGAGGACGCGCTCAGCGTGGCCATCAAGGCCCAGCAGCAAAACACCATCCGGCACCTGGTGCCACTCAACGACCTGCTGGCCCTGACCGTTGGCGGGGTGTGGCGCGTGTACGGGCTGGGGGACAAGGCCTTGCTCCCGAGCACGTTGGCCACCAAAGGCCAAACGTTCTATGGGGCCAACAACGTGCAGCCGCAGCTGACCGGCAATAGCTGCCTGTATGCAGAGAAAAACGGGCGCCGGGTTCGCGATGTCAGCTACTCGTGGCAGGCGCAGGTTTACACGTCGGTTGACAGATCACTGATGGCTCCACACCTGTTCCAGGACTACAACCTCGTGGACATGGCATTCTCCCGGTCCCCCGACCAGGTGCTGTGGGCTGTGCGCGACGACGGCCGTATGCTGTCCATGTCCTACGTTCCTGAGCAGGAGGTGTATGGCTGGACCCAGCACTCCACCAGCGGATCGTTCAAGAGCGTGGCCGTGGTTACGGAGGGCAACGACGATGTGCTGTACACTGTCGTGTCACGGGTCTTGAGCAACCTGTCGGTGTACACCATCGAGCGTTTCGTGCCTCGGCTGTTCAGGCTTCAGAGCGACGCATATTTCATGGACTGCGGAGTGACCTACGACGGCACCCCAACCACGGTTGTATACACCAACCACCTGGAGGGCCGCAGCGTGGTTGTTGTAGCCGACGGCGCCGTGATCGAGGGGCTGGTCGTCACCAACGGTTCCATCACGCTTGACGTGGCCGCCAGCACGGTTCACATCGGTTTGCCGTACACGGCCGATGTGCAAACCCTGCCACTGGCTATCGACGGCATGGCAGCGGGTGGGCAGGGTACCGAGAAAAACACGAGTTACGCATACTTGCGTGTCAAGAGCACGGGTGGGTTCCTGGTCGGGCCGACCGTTGACATGCTGACCGAGCCCCCGTTGCGGACCAACGAGAACTACGATACCCCCACCCGGCTGAAGACGGGCATTGTGGATATTTTGATACAGCCTGAGTGGGGAGCTGACGCGCAGGTGTGGTTGCGCAGCAGCGCACCAGTTCCTTTCACTGTGACCGCAATCACGACTAAGGTAGGCATCGGTGGCTGACATTCTACAAAGAGGTGAAAAGGGGGCTCTAGCCCTTGTGGGCTGTACGCAAGATGCTATCGAATACATAGCAGAAAACCTTCGACCGAAGGACGCAGAAGAGGTCTACGCGTACTGCGGCCACCGCCGCTACGCTGCCGCCATCGGCCTGTCTGTCGCGCACTCGGAGGATTGTGGGGTTGTCGTCAGCGCGTATGGCGAGCCACTCGGGATCGTTGGTGTCAGCACGCTGTCTCTTATTTACAACACCGGTACCCCCTGGATGTTGGCCACGACCGGCGCCGAGCGTCACAAGCGGGCGTTTATCGAGTGGGGGATCGCTTACACTGCGGACATGCTGCGGCACTACGCGGTTCTGACCAACCATGTTGACGCCCGCAACGCTAAAAGTGTTGCGTGGTTACAACATCTTGGCTACCAGTTGTCGGAGCCAGAACCCTATGGCGCGTTGGGCTTGCCCTTCCGCCGTTTTGAAAAAGCGAGGTGATTTATGTGCCTAGACCCAGTATCCATGATCGGCTTTTTAGGGGCCAACTCCGGCACGATATCCGCCGTCAGTGCGGGCGTCGGCGCGCTGGGGGCCTACCAGTCAAGCGCTGCAGCCAAAGCCGGTGCGCAGTACCAGTCGGCAGTGGCCGCCAGCAACGCCAAGGTAGAAGAGTGGAAAGCCCAAGACGCGGAGGATCGCGCCACTGTTGAGGCCCAGAACCTCGGCCGCAAGATCGCGTCTGTACGTGGCCAGCAGAAGGCCGCAATGGGCGCCAATGGCGTCGATCTCGGCTTCGGCAGTGCTCAGGCCACCCTCGACCAAACGGACTTCTACGGGCTCGAGGATCAGAAGACCGTTGCCGACAACGGCAACAAAGAAGCCTGGGCCGCGCGTACCCGCGCCAGCAACTTCAAAACCGAGTCCGCATGGGCGTCATCCCGGGCGAAGTCAGAGAACCCCCTGCTAGCTGGCGGGCTGTCCCTTTTGGGCAGTGCTGGCAACGTGGCGGAGAAGTGGGCCGTCAAAAATCCATCCTCGAGCGGTCGCTCGTGGCACGCAGGAGCCTAACCAATGCCAACCGT